CTGATTACCTGTGGAAAGAAAGTTTTTCCACCTCACACATTTAAAATTAATCATATTTCTAAGTCTTGTGCCTCTGTATAAAGTTGTCTCTGTAGACTAGTCAATCTACCCTTATCTAAAGATGTATCAAGTTCTTCAATGTATTTACTAAGAAGTGTCATTGTGTCTTCTGTATTTTCAACAATATCATCTGATACAGTGTTTGCATCTAAGTCAGAAAAATCTTCTATAATTTTTACCTCATGGCAATCTGTTTTTAAAACTCTATCAATAAATTGATCGAATTGATATAAATCTTTTTTATTTACCACAATAACTTTCACATAGTGATTTGCTAATTTGTTTACATCAAACTTGGTATAATCATTTTGTGTATCATCGTAATATACTTTCTTATGAATAGTATAAGGATTCTCTATTCTTTCCAATTCTCTGGTTTCTGTGTCGAATACATGAAATCCTTTTCTATCTTCGCAGTCATTCCAATAAAGTTCATATGGAGCTCCCAAATAAAATATTTGACCGTCATCAGATTTAGTGTGGAAATGGCCAGAGAAAACACTATCAAACTTTCGAAATATGCTTTTACTAATTCCATGCTCATTTTTTATTCCTTTCATCATTTGAAATCCAGCAATCTCTAAATGTCCCATGCAAATATCTGCTGTTGTTTGATCAATCATACCCTCAGAGTAAATTGTGTTTTGACTATTAATCCACGGTAAGAACAAAATCTTAGTGTCATCAAACTCAACCTCTTGGGCTTCTGGATATATTTTAATATTATTGTGGCGTTCCCCTAATAGTTCTTCTACACAATTTACATCATTAGTGTTCTTATAGAAAGTATCATGGTTACCAATCATAATATGTAAATCTACTTCCAAAGTTTTAAATGGTAAAATAAATCTTTCACGAAAGTCTTTGGCAGTTTTGTAGGAAACAAACTTACGTCTGTCCATCAAGTCTCCTAGATGGATACAAGTTTTTATATTGTGTTTCTGAAGATAAGGAAAGAATACTCCCTCATAAAATTTGTAAAAGTATTCATTAAAATTTGAGTTGTCATTTCTTGCACCAAAATGGGTATCATTAATTATAGCAATCTTCAATCATCTAGCTCCATAAAATTCTCTAGTCCACCAATCTTATTTTTATTTTCTTTTTTCTTAGGTTTATATACTGCTTCATCTGGAACCATTATGTTAATATCAAATCCTGTAACTGAATATTGTGTAGTATCATGTGGATTTGTTACAAAAGGAATATATTCTTGTTTTGAAATTAGCTGATGTTTTACATGAGCTTGTTTTTTCTCTTTTTGAATCCTACGAAGAAATGCATAGTAAATTATTTGAGTAAAATATGCAAAAGGATTATTTGATTTTTCTGGATCAAAGTTATGAAGATACTGTAAACAGTTTTCTATACCATCAGAAATCATTTCTTGTTTATATGTGTAGTTAATAAAGTTTGGTCTGTAAGATAACCCATTTGCAATCTTCAAAAAACACTCACCCATATAGTTAGTGATTCTAGGACGCTCTTCATCTGCCTCTTCAGCTTCGCGACACTCTTCTTTCCAATCCTTCATTGCCTGAAGAAACTTTTTGTTGTCTACATAATGGACACTTACTTATTTAGCTTTAGCCATAATAATTCCTTTACTTATTCCTACCATACTACACTAATATGATAAGAATGTCAATAGATAATTTATAATTAAATTAATTAATTTAGCCCCTTGACAATGCCATGAGGTATGTGTATAATAGGTATTGTAACCTCTTTGAAATTAATGATAAACTTTGTTACTTACTTCCCAGTGGGTTAGAAAGTCTTCATCATCAAATGCATCTAGATATTCTTCTTCTTCTATAGCGTTTAACTCTTCGTCTGTAGGGCCATTAACTTCTGATGCTTCCATACTTTTTAATACATGCTCATAATAACGTCCTAATCCTTCAGATGCAGGAGTCATTATAACTACAGAGTTTTTTTCTATATTATAGAATGGTTGATCAGAATACACTTGAACCCATCTAGATAATCCTAAAGATTCAATTACACCTCTCTCAGTAAGCTTACTCTGAGTACACATCTTTAGTGGTGAAGTTACTTTAAATTTACCAGACTCAACAGCCTCAACGGTACATATAATGTCCTCGCCATTTGATAACTTTATAACTTGATAATTCATTTTTGAGTTCTCTTTAAAAGTTTCATTTAATATCATTCACAAATTTACCTTATCAATTTTATAATCAAACTGTTCTTCTTTATATATATTTATTCGTTCAAAAAAGTGTCTTAATGTAAAGTTTCTTTTAGTTTTATATGTAAGATCATCAGCTATGTCAAATAGTTTTACTGAGTCTTTATCTTTACTTTGACGTAATCCTCGACCTATACTTTGCAATACTCTTATTCTACTTTTAGATGGACTTGCAAAAACAATATTGTGTATATTACGAATATTTATTCCTGTAGAAAATGTACCATATGAGGCTACAATTATAGCATCTTTTTCATTTTCAGTTATTGCTCGAATGTCCTCTCTGGTTTGAGTATCAGTTCCACCATACACAAAGAATACTTTTCTGTCAAACTTCTTAATTTCATTATACAGTAAAACACCATGCTTGTCAACTAGTTGAAATAAACATAAGGTGTTTCCATTTAAATTTTTACATAGATTTTTAATAAAGATATTTCTCTTAGGGTGTGATACTATGTAATTAATTTCTTCAGCGTATGCATAATTCTTAACTCTTTTAGATTCTTCTTCTGTATGTTTTAATACTACACAATTGATATCAAGTTTAGCTAAAGTGTTATTATCCATCAATTCCTTACTTGTGATAATTTTCCTTACTTTTCCAAATAATCCTTCCAAAACTAAACGATGTGTCTGTGTACCATCAAGTGTACCTGTTAAACCAAATCTATACTTTACATCTCTAGACTTTACCATTATGTCTGTCAAAGATTTTGCTTTAAACAAATGAGCTTCATCACCTATTATGCAACCATATTGTGCAAAGTATGGAGAGTGAAGTTTATATATTGATTGCCATGTTGATATTACAACTGGTTTCTTAGAACCCTTGTCCATACCAGCATATACTTTGTGAATGTATTCGTCTTTCCAGCCATAATCAATAAAGTCAGAACACATCTGTTCAACTAGTGATGTTGTAGGAACAAGGATTAAAGTTTTCAAACCCATCATATGGTAATAACGAACTAGTGTGTATATTATAAGTGACTTACCAGAAGCGGTAGGAGATAATAGAAGTGAACGGTTTGTGGATATTGCATGGTGTATAGCATCCAACTGATAATCACGGATTTCAATAGATTTTCCTCTTGATTTGGGCTGTAATGATAATGCGAAATCTCTAACGCTCGTACGTGCAACATTCCTATCATTTTCTACTCCATCTTCGATTGTGTATTTAACAGAATTTTTTAAACAAAACTCTTTAATGTATGGAAGAAGTCCTACATATATTCTACCATTTTGTGGCGAAAACAAACGTATTTTACCATCCCATATCCTATTACGATATTGTGGCATAAATTTAGCACCAGGCACTTCAAACGTAAAGTAATCAGACAATTCTCTTTCTAAACTGTCATCTACTTCTATTGTCAAATATACTTCATTGACTTTTGATATTTTCATTTAAACTTGGCTGTTTGATATAATTTTTCATACCTCATTAGTATGTCACTCCTGCTTCAAATTTCTTCCATTCTATTGCATTCTTAATATCCCATCCACGATTATCAACAGACTTGATAACTCCCTTAATATAATCTACAACTGTTTCTAGATAACCAATTTTATTTTCTGCATCTATTACATCCTGATCAGATGTAATGTATACACTTAGGTCTGTCTTTAAAACTTTAATGTCAAAAGGTTTACTTATATAAATCTTAGCATCAGCCTTACCACCATAGTATTCCCATTTGTCACGGTATATACGTTTGTAGTCACCTTTTGCTTTAAACAAAAGAAGTTCGTACTTAGACTTAACATCTAAATA